TTCGCTGAAAGTGGAATGTATCCATGGAGAACACTTTATCAGCCGGGAAATAATGCGGGCAACGGTGTTTAATTATATCGAATGTGATTACAATCGGTGGCGGCGGCACAGTTGGTGTGGCGGCCTCAGTCCGGAACAATTTGAAAACAAGAACCTCGCTTAGGCCTGTGTCCATATTACGTGGGTAGGATCAGCTTTGGGTTCACCGGCAATCAGAGACACATCCACGGTCTGACATTTCGTGGCGGCACTGATGCTTTTCACCACGGCCCGCCCAATCAGCCCGAGGAGTTGTCGCTGTATGGTTTCAATCGCCCTCATCAGAACGGGTCCTCCTGTACTCTGGCTTTTTTCTTTTTCAGCGCGCCGGGATCTTCGGGTTCAGGCAGATAAGCATCAGGCGGGCCGACACGGATTTCCGTCAGGGTGCCGTTCTGGTCCTGAGTAAACGTGACTTCCGAAACAAGCAGTTCGGTATTGTCGAAACCACAGACCGGATCAAAGACAATCACCCGCTGGTTGGGCTGCCACAGCGTACCGTTACCCTGTCGCCAGCCCTGCACCACATAGGTGGTTTCATCCGTCCGCGCCGCCCGTTGTCGGGCTTCAAAGTCAGCACGCGCAATACAGCCTGCCCCCGTGGCCTGCCCTGTCTGCCTGATATACATCGGACGGTAACGGGCAATAAATGCGTCCTCTGTGCGGGCCCGCAGCACGGTGGTGGTGGCCTCACCAAAATCATCGTCGTTTCCGGCACGCTGCCCCGCCACCTGATAAACTGAAAACCGCTCCCGGATACTCTTCTCCGTATCACAGGAAAGGATGTTTTCCCCAAGTACCAGCGCGGTATGTGCCCGCGTTGAGCCAATACCGCCAATCACCAGCCTGCCGTGCGGGTCGTCATAAGCCAGCGCCTGCTGCTGACCGAGTATTTTGTTGATTACCTCAATCACCGTTTCACCGTGATCAGGCTGGACATCAGGAATAACACCCGACGGCGCACCGCTGTTCACCACCTCAATGCCGAAAGGCGCAGCAAGCGCCTGCGCAATCTGTACCAGCGATCGTCCGTTAAACTGTGTCGGTTCGGCTGCACAGTCAATCAGGTCAGCGGTCAGACTGCGTCCGGCAATACCGGTGCTGACCGAACGGGCATCGTAACGAACGGGCGTCGCCTCCACCCAGCCGGTGATCACCAGCTCATCACCAATCAGCACCTCCACTTTTGAACCGTTTTTAATGCGCGGCTGAAGCGTGGTGATACCCTCATCTCCCGGCCACTGGCGGGTGATCTCCACACTGAAATCCCGCGCCAGTCGTTCAACACCGGCACCGATGCGCACCGATGTCCAGCCATTCCACTCCCGGCCATTTACCCGTAGCGTGACGTTATCGTTCATTGCACTGGCACCTTCAGAGGGATCACCGGCACAAAGCCGGGATGCGTAATGGCATTACGCCGGATAATGTCCGCGTCACGCGCCGCGTTATCAAACCAGGTCGCCGCCAGCACCAGCGCGGGTAAAACCTCATCCGGTGTGCGCTGAATGATCCGTGCAGACTGTTCAAGGCGCGTGTTGATATCCGCATTCAGATCTGCTTTCACCCGGCGCAGCGCCAGAAACAGCGCATCGCTGGTTGTACGGGACAACTCCTTATCAATTGCCGTATTCAGTGTGTCGCGAATGTCAGTCAGTTCTTCCCACGTCGGCAGGTCAACCGTGTTTTTCACCGCCGGTGCATTGTTCAGTGCCGGATGCGTGACGGAAGGCCAGCCAGTGCTCTGCGCGGGTGTTGTTGCCTGCCCCACTGCGGAATTCTGCATCACCGCGGAAGTTGTTGGCGCAGGCAATCGGGTGACGGCATACGCCGCTTCGCTGATTGCGGTCGTACGAAGGGTGCTGGCAACCACGTTACGCTGCTGCGTAGCCGTGGCGGTGGTTTTACTGTCCGTTTTCCAGACGCCGCGCGGTTGCAGATCGCTGCCGAGGCTGACACCGGAAAGCGTTTTGATCATGGTGACCAGGTCGCTGGCGTTACCATAAAGGCGCTTCCCGGTACGCCACATTTTCTGCACCTGCTCAACGAAATTTTTGCCTGACGATGGCGGCGGCAGAAGTACCGAGATATCCCCCTGCAACAGTCTGGCGGCATCCGATACGGCAGAATCCACCTCTTTCATCGCATCAGAAACATACCCAAGCATTGTGCTGGCATTACCGACGACGTCGTTCTGCACAAAATCCGCCACGCCATCGATACTGAAACCACTGAAACTGTCACTGATGCAGTCATCCAGTGCAGAACAGGATGACATCAGCGTCTGCGCCGTCGCCGCACCTGATGTGGGGTAAGAGAGTTCTCCCGCTTCGACAAACTTCAGGTCAAAGCGGACAATACGCCCTTCACTCTTCGATGTGCTGACCCGAACCTCTCCGTCAACACAGACTTTCAGCTCACCGTAAGTCGGATGGACAAGCGTGCCGGGACCGGGTTTATTCAGCGCGTCAATCAGGCGATCGCGCTGGTCAAAGCAGTCATCTCCCACCACATAAGCCGTGATGGACGGGCGGAAAGTGATTTTCCCCAGGTCTTCGGTATAGGGTTTGTCGCGGTTCGGGTATTCGTGCGTTTCCACACGACGACCGGTTCCCGCACTTTCTTCTTCAACCTTAAACGGCACACCGCGAAATGACGCGTCCTGAAGTCTGTCTTTCCACGTCATATATACTCCGAAAATTAAAAAGCCACCTATTAGAAGGTGGCCTTGTAATGAATTTTATTAATTAGCGAGTCAGAAACAACGAATCTTTATACTTTTGCTGTTGTTCATTTAAATACTTAGCTGTTTCATCGCTGGCAAATGGAAATATTACCGTATTTTTAGGCATGGTAATTTCTTTTTTGTCCAGCGTCAGAGTAAACATAGGAACATACTGAGCAGAGTAACGCACCGCAGAAACGAGCTCTAGTTTAGACTCTTCAATAACACTTAAATTATCCAGGCTAACTTTCTCTTCATCTTTTTTCTTTGACGCATTTAAAGTTTTTATTACTTTATTTAATTTCTCCTGAAAATCCTCCTTAAAGTTTTCAGGATTGCCGTCGACAACAAGAATCTGTTCACCCTGATTATCTGGAAAAATAATCTTTGCACTTATCAATTTATTTTCTTTATAAACATCACCAAGTTTTATGGCTCCTCCAGATAACTGAATAATATGTTCATCTTTAAAGGAGATGTTGCCAGAGATTATGAGAGATGAAAAAATAGCCGCTGCTCCAAGAATTACACTTGCTGTGATATAGCCTTTCATTTTTCGCCTATTAACATTTTTCTAAATGTGCATTAATTCTATCACTCTATTTATGACTTACAACCAGCAATACATGTGAGGAGAATCCTGGCTACCAAAATCGGGTATAGCCAACATCGTGATTTATATCAATGCCACTGGAGCGTGTTTCCGTAACCCGCATACCTGGTGGCATATTTATAAATGATACCTTGATCTCACCATCAACTTTTGGCGCGGTAGCTTTATTAATCATGAAGGGATTCGAGCCTGTGGCATCGGAGGCGTTGTTTGCCTGAGCCGGATCCACCGCCGGATAAGGAGTGTATCCCCGTGCCGGTATTCCCGTCCCATAAGCATCATAAGCACCCGCGCCCCACTGCGCAGAGTTAATGGCATCGACCGTGTCACCGGAACTGTCGGTAAACCACTCAATAATTGGCTTCAGCTTGTCCCACATATCCTGAAACCACTTAACAACCGGCCCCCAGTTATTGATCACCATCCCCATCGGCGACCAGGCAAAAACTTTCTTAAGGAGTTCCCAGCCAGCCTCAAAATAAGGACCAATGGTTTCCCAGAGCTTCTTGAAATAAGGTCCGACAACATCCCAGTTAGTGATAATTAATCCCGCAGCCAGGGCTATCGCCGTCGCAATCATGCCAATCGGCGTCATCGACATGATCCTGCTGACAATGCTGATGGCACTGCCCACGCCCATCAATCCCAGTTTCAGAATCGCAAGACCGGCAGCAAGCCCGACGACGCCGCGAATAACCCGGGGATTTTCATCCGCAAACTTCGTGAATTTTCCCCCCAACTCCCCCAGCCATTGCGTGATATTTTTGGCGTCACCAGAAAATGCGCCGCCAATAGCCGCAAGGCCGTTAGTTGCGGTCCCCGTCATTGCCTCCCACAGGTTGGACAGCGTACCAAGCTGTGCCTGAACACGTTTATTCAGGCTGGCCTGTTTATTCATCTTTTGCTGGATCTGATCGTAACCATCCTTTCCTTTATCGATCAGCGCATTGACCACCTGAAGGGTTTCGGCATCATCACCAAATATTGCCTTAAGTACACCTGTTCGCTTAACGTCGGTAAGTTTTCGCAGCTTTGCCAGTTGCTTAAACATGTTATCAAGACCGCCAAAACTTCCTTTGCCGTCAGTAAAATCGAGCTGTACCCCGAGTTTCTGACGGGCCATAACTTTATTGACGTCCCTGATTTTCTTAACGCTTAATCCGGACTGGATAACTTTTCGCAGGGCATTACCTGCCGACTCCCCGTTCATCCCCATCTGATCCATCATGACGCTGATGGGGGCAAGGCTCTGTGCAGCCTGAAGACCGTCCTTGTTCACCATCTTCAGAACAGAACTGGTTTTAGTGAAGAAGGACAACATGTTGGTATCGTCAACGCCCAGATAAAACGCCTTCTGGATAGTGTCGAACAGCCCCATCATGTCTTCTGACGCCGTTCCGGTAGCATCCTGCATCTTTGCAGCAAACTCAGCAGCCGCTTCCGGTGTTTTTTTCAGTTGTACCGCAAGATAAGCTGTCGCTTTACCCACACCGCCAAGAATATTTTCTGCCGGGATCCCCTGACGCACCAGCATCTGCATCATGTTCTGGAAATCAGCCGTTGTACCGGGTAGCTGGTTACCCAGGCCAATAGCCAGTTTATTGATGTCCTGAAAGCTCTTTCCGACCTCGCCGTTCGCATCCATCATGGCGACTTTCAGCCCGGTGGCGGCGTTTTCCTGATCGGCATAAGATTTCAGGGAAAGCGTCAGACCCGCTGCCAGTCCGCCACCAAGCGCCAGCCCACCCTGTGATGCTTCTTCCGCCTGGCGTTTAAATCCCCGGATTTTCTTTTGCATTTTCGACAGCGCGGGAGAAAGTCTGTCGACACCGGTGATCAACGCCTTAAGCTCAAATTCAGCCATGTGTGCGTTTCTCCTGCTCTATCCTGTTTGCCTGACTGACCAGCAAGGGAATTTCACTGATCGGCATATTCAGCAATTCGAAGGGATTAATGCGCCAGTAACTGGCGCAGTCAAAGAAGCGATCAGTGAGGTATTCAGCCGTCAGGCCTGGAGGAAAAAACCGGCCACAAGCCACGCCGCTGCATTCAGGTCTGCCGGAGACATCTGGTCGACAGAGCTTTGCGGCACTTTCGCCAGCCGCACAATGTATTTCGACACCACATGCGCCAGAAGTCTGACGGACTCATCCTGATTCATCTGGTAGGGATACCCCAGCTCGCGGACATCCTTCCCGGTGGGTTCATCAAACTCCAGTACGGAAAGTGTCTCACCATGAGCGATAATCGGTTTCTTTAACTCAAGCTCTTTCATTACTGGTAATCCCCTTCTTCACCGTGGAACTCAAGATCAACCGTGCCTTCTTCGGCATTATGGTTCGCTTCGCCGTGCAGCCAGGCAGACGACAGTACATAGACCTGACCGTTCGCCAGCTCGGCAGTGATAGTCATCTCATCAGACGAGGTGATTTTGTTCACCGGAAAATTCTTCGGCACCTTGAAAGTCCCTTTGACATAAGGCGCACGGTGAGTTTCCTTGCGGTCCACTGAACCGTCCAGGCCGATGATGTCATCATTGACCGTCCTGTTCATGGGCACCTCAATGCCGCCGGTCAGCGATAGCTGTTGACCGTCAATTTTGAAATAACAGGTTCCCCCGATACGGGCCATTATGCAGACTCCTCTGAATACTGAAGACGGAACTGGTTAACCACGGCAAAGACACGCAACTGGTTAACATAGTCAGGCGGGAACAGCGTGTTCAGGCGGTTCGGATCGCTGGCATCACGCTCCACAACCAGGTACTGCTTAAACAGTTCGTAGTTTTCCACGATCCCCGCACGCTCAAGCTGACGGTAGGTTGCCAGCAGTTCCCCTTTGATCACCGCCGGTGTGACAATCGCCTGACCGGGACCAAAGCGGGTACCGTCGCTGGCAAGCTTGTGACGCCCGTACTTACTGGTAATGACGGATTTCAGTTTGCGCAGCACATACGCGCTGGTATGCAGCGTCTCGCTGTCGAGGTAGCTGTTATCCGCAACACCGTAAGCGTTTTTCCTGTACGTGGTGACATCACGCTGAATGCACAGCACCCCGCTTTCGACATACGCCGTTGCCACGCCATGAGACAGCAGGGTCTGTTGTTCGGTCATCGTGAACCGTTTCCCCTTCGGCGCAGGCAGCATACCCACCAGCTCACCGGTCTGCGTGGGACGTGCCGGATCGTTGCGGATAAACACCGCTGCGCGGGCGGTACGGCTTGCCGCCAGCTCGTCGGCAGGCGTCTGGGTCTCTTTTTCGTATCCCGCCAGGGTAATGTGCTGCTGGTTAAACTGGTCACCTGCGGTCACCAGTTCTGACAGCGTGCCGATCTTTGCCGTATACACATGACCATACAGCTGACGCGCATAGCTCCAGCGACCGCTGGTATCGTTCATCTCGGTCACCAGCGTGTTAACGGAGGCTGTGTCGTTGAACGGCAGGCCGATATAATCAAACGGCTCATCCGCCATTGCAGCCACCGCGCCGGTGAGAACAGGAGCGCCCGTTCCGGCGGTACCCGTCGCCACGGCAATCTGTACGCCCGCTGGCAGCACTTCGCCCCCACCAAAGCCGTAGTAATTGAGGCTGACAGGAATTTCATTCCCGCAAAGCCCCTTATGACGCGCGGTCAGTGTGACCACGCCTGCCGAAGATGAGGCAGTAAACGGCAGGGTCGGAACGGCATTGATGGCATCCTGGATACTGCTGGCAATCGTCGCAACGTTATCGCCGTTGGTCACCGGTGCCTGCACGCGGGTACGTCCCACATAAACATTCACCGTGCCGGTTTCGGTTGCCGCGCCGGTCACCGTCAGCGTAACCGTTGCCGCCGCGCCCGTGGATTCAGGAACGGCAATCACATACAGCTCGCCAAACGGGTCGGTCTGGCGATAAGCCTCAACCATACGCGCCAGCTGACTTCCCGCACCACAAATCTGGCGTGCATAGTCTGCCGACGGCATCAGTACCAGACTGTTGGCAACAATCTCTGCACCGTTATTGGCATGACCAATCAGCAGCGATGCTCCGCTGTCCTGTGCAGTATTCGCCGCCTGATTATCCATTTCCGCATAAAACAGCGGAACCAGCGTATTCGACGGAATGGTGTTAAAGCTTATCGTCATCGGTGTTCACCTTTTTATTCACGCGCCGGATATCACCCGCTACTTCACGGCGCAGCCAGTAGTTGTTCTCGTCAACATTTCGCCCTTCGGCGGGCAAAAGGTCGCCGCGGGCAGGGTCAGGAACTGACCGCCCTTTAACAGGTTTGACAAACATGAGGATCCTCAGGAAGGAAGGGTTATTTCGGTGTGATGTTCGATATCGCCGTCAGGCCCGTTACCGGGCTCGAGATAATCAACATCAATCGCCAGCGTTTGCAGTTCATCCAGACTGTTCAGATCATCCTGCTGGCGGGTATCGTCTTCAGTCAGCTCGCTGATGACCGAAAAATCGAACTGATAAATCAGCTCATGACGATTCAGATCCAGCAGCGTGCCGCCGTCATAGGTAATCGGGTTACCGCACGCTTCCGGGTTCCAGCCCAGCAGGGCCTTAAAGAGCATCTGCCGGACATCGTCCACCACATCATACGAGGCAAACTGACCGCGCTCATCACGCCCGTTACTTAGTATGACAACCACGGAGAAGCCCTCTTTCAGCTCCTGCCAGTAGTCGGTCTGGCTTTTGTTTTCTCCCGGAGAGTCATCACCCGGTACCACATACGCCGCCGGGAGTCTCAGCTTTCCGACCTCCGGCAGATTTTTGAACTGTGCCGCGCCTGCCACCCGGTTTTCAAAATACGGGCAGCGGGCACGCAGCGCAGCAATAACAGGCGTCAGTTTCATCTGTGTCGTCGCTCCGGCTTCAGTGATTTACGCAATTCCCGCGCCAGAAAATAGCGTGTCCAGCTGCGGTTCTTTTCAAGCGTTTCCACCATGAAGTTATTACGTGGAGCCAGTCGCCAGCCGCTGCCACCGGATGCACCACGATGATGACTACGACGACGTTTTGCTCCTCCCCGGACACCAAAAAACAGAAATGCCGGATAGAAGTCACCAGAGATCATCCGGTTCCCCTTCCCGTTGCGCTGGTTAGGGGCAATGCGTGTCATAAAACCGGCTCGCTTTTTACTGGCTCTCGGCACCATATAACCAATCGAACGAGCCAAGCGTCCGGTCTGATAACCGGGGTTTTCACCTGGTGCCGACCGCGCACGGCGCATCACCAGCCGACGGGCATCACGCATATGACGCTGCCCAATCGTGACAAACGCCCGCCGGACACGGGCGCGGTTAAAGCGCATCTCGGCGGGCTGCTGAACATCAACGTGAAAAAAGGGAGTCGCCATTGCTGCCTCCGTGACTCTGCCTACATTCGCCCAGCTCCGTACACTCCAGCAGCAGAAAGCGCCGCGCCCCGTTCAGATCACGCTGACGTTTCACCCGGTACACACTGTCATCACAGACCACCTCATAATCAGCAGTGATCCCCCGGCGGTAACGAATGGTGATGTAATGGGTGATGGCGTCCCCGGTCTGCGCGGTTTCCTGCCAGGTGGTGGCACTGGTCTGGATAACCTTCGCCCATGTCCGGAACGTAACCGGGTATTGAGACTCCACGCCAAAGTTATCCGCGGGCATATCCACCCGCTGGCGGATCAGGACGCGTTTATTCAGTTCACCGGGGTCCGGCAGAATGTAGGTTGCGCTGGTCTGCGCCTGACGAATTTTCATTGCGGAAAGTACCTGTACGGGCCGACAAGCCAGCCAAAACTCTGCGGCATGTCGAGTTTCTCCACTTCCGTAACCGACGAGCGGTTTTCGTAAAAATGGCTGATAAGCATCAGCATCCCCAGACGAATATCATCCGGCAGGTGCAGCCCGTCCGGATCGCTGTCCGGAATGGTTTCATCCGGTGCATAGAGCTTCCGGTTCAGATACGTTTCCGTCCGCTTTTGTGCCGCACAGGCCAGCAGTTGCAGATGGCGGTCATCAGCATCGAAATCCTCATCCAGCCGGAGTTGGGCTTTAATCTCTTCCATTGTCAGAAGCATACTCAGCCCTCTTTACTGGTCGTGGCTTTTTTCTCTTTTGCCGCTTTACTGCTTTTTGCACTGGTTCCGCGCTCTGCTAACCCGGCCTGAAGTGCAATCTCCTGCACCCGGGCAGGAAGCGCCCCGTCGTCATACTCACCGGCCCGAATGACCTCAACACGCATACCGTCCGGTGACCATTTCAGATCTTGTTTCAGGATCATGATTCTTCACCCGTCAGAACAGGGGGCGCGGTTCCGCGCCCCTGAGTGATTACGCCGCTGCAATCTTCAGCAGTTTGATGGCCTGCGAATCGACCAGCATCCCGCCGGTGCGCTTGGTGGTATAAAAACCGACAAACGGTTTATTGGTGTACGGGTCACGCAGAATGCGGGTGCCGATACGGTCAACGATGGTGTAACCCCGTTTGAAGTTACCAAATGCAATGGCTTTCGCATCAGCGGCGATATCCGGCATCTGTTCGTTTTCAGCGATACCGTAACCCGCCAGAGAGGACGGCTGCCCCAGTTCCAGCCCCGGACGCCACAGATAGTTACCCTCGGTGTCTTTCAGCAGACGTATGGCAAACAGGCTGTTGTTGTTCATCATGAACTTCGCGCCAGTGCGGTGTGCCTTACGCAGCGTGTAAATCAGTTTGATAATGGCGTCTGCGGTCACCGCGGTCGCTTCGCCGGATACAATATGCTGAAGTTTGCCGAACGCCCGGACCTTGTCGGTTTCATCCGTGGATTCATACGCCAGGAACCCTTTCGGCTTCTTGGTGCCATTGCCTGAGGTAAAGGCAATTTCTTCCTGTTCGGCAAATTCGGTTGCCAGCTCGCTGTTGATCCAGGCCTCCACGTTGAAGAAGGCATCGTCCAGCATTTTCTGGGTAGCCTGCGGGTTGCCGTAGATTTCCCCCATGAGAGGTTCAATCAGCTCCAGTCTGGAGGTGGCAGTCTGGGATCGCGTATCCGTTTCCCCCACCCATCCGGAAGCCGTACCGCCCAGATTCACCAGTTTTTTGTAGTCGGAACCGCCAACGGTGATCACCGTGGCTTCCTGACGCATCACCACTTCATCTTTCAGCAGGTTAAGAATGTTGCGATCCAGTTCTTCCGGCACGGCGTAGCCACCGTCTTCATCGGTACCCACCTGCAATGCCTTACGCTCCAGATCGCGCAGACCGTCTTCACGGCCTTTACGCAGGAAGCCCACAAACGCCTCTTTATGCTCGGTGGCCAGTTTATTTTGCGCTCCACCTGCCGGACGTTTCAGCTCAAGCAGCTCTTTTTCAAGGTCGCTTTTGAGATTTTCCAGCTCGCTGAGTTTCCCGTTCAGGGTTTCCACCTGCCCGGCAAGCTTGCCTTTTTCCTGCTCAATCGCATCCACGCGCTTGTCGTTCTTTGCTTTGAAGTCGTCAAACTTCTGCTGCAGCTCCTGCGCGACCTGTTCGACATCTTTAATATCAACCGCCATCGTATTTCTCCTGATTAGAAGTTCAGATTTTTCAGTGCATTCAGTGCAGAGCCCACATCCTCAGCGTCGCGCAGGGACAGTGCGCCATAGCCCCCGGCCATGAATGCTTTGGCCTGGGTACGGGAGAGTCCGACATCACGCAGGACTCTTTCGATTTTTTTCTGTTCGGGGATTTCCCCGCGGGCCAGTGCGTTCTTGACGTCGCTGATCCGCGCCTCGTCGTTAGACGGGAACGTCACCAGGCTGACTTCCCAGAGGTCGATTTCTTTCAGCAGAAAGGCTTCTTTGCTCCGGTCGTATTCCCAGTCTTTCAGGACGTACCCAATAGAAAGGCCGGTTAACGAACCGGCCTTCATGTGTGCATGTGCGCGTTTTGCGAGGGGATCATCATCAATAAGCAACCGTCCCCTGACGTAAAGCCCGACATCGTCTTCCTTCATTTCGGTGTAAACACCGATGGGTTCATCCATGCGGTGCTGCCAGAGCAGCGCAGGTAACGCTTTTCTGTCACTCCACGCCCGCAGGGAAGCAGCAAATGCCCCGGACATCACCACATCATCGTGGCTGTCCTTTACACCAAAGACGGAGCCATACCCTTCAAACTCACCGGAGTCACTGACAGATTTCAGACTCAGCGGTACATCAAGACGTTGTTTCGTCTGCATTGGCGTTATCCTTCTGCTTACCGGCTTTACTGCCATCGGAGGGTTTCGTGGTCATGTTCATCGGTGTGAGATAGACATCACCACCGGGTCGTGGATTCATATCTTCCAGGTCGCGGCAGTCATTGGGAGAGTAAATTCCCCAGTTGATCCCGGTGGCGTAGGCTTCAAAACGGGACTTCATATCCCCGCGCAGTAACGCCCCGGCGTTAAATTTGGCGTAATAAACGCCCTGCTTACTTTTTCGTACCAGTCCGGTGTTGATCCGCTGTTCGATGCGGGTCAGATACGGCACCAGTGAATAGTTGATAAATCCCAGCCCCAGCTCTTCGATATTGTTGAAGGTGGCGCGATCGGTGTTCTGCACCATGTGCAACGGCACCCGGAACAGACGACAGATTTCTTCAAGCTGAAACTTGCGGGTTTCCAGGAACTGGCTGTCCTCGGCGTTCAGCGCCATCGACTTCCAGTCCAACCCCATCTCAAGGATCATCGGGCGGTGAGCATTGCCAAGCCCGGTGTGACGCTCCTCAAAATCTTTCTTCAGGCGCTCATAAGCCTGATCTGACAGCGTCTGCTCTGTACGCAACACACCCGACGTCACCGCGCCATTGCTGAACAGTCTGGCCCCGTGCTCTTCGGTCGCTGCCGCCAGCGATATTGCCTCGCGGGCATAGGCGATGGGATTCAGCCCCACCAGTCCGTCCAGCGTCAGCGTGCGCACATGCCAGATATCCTCCTGGCTCAGTACATCCGTGGAGCCATCCGGGAATGTGACCTGATAGACCGGCTCCCAGCTACTGTTAAGCTTCGGTACCACACAGCCGGGATCGACGGGCAGCAGTTCAGCCACTTCGCCAAATGCTTTCACTTTGTAGGCGTAAAAGTTTCCCCGCAGGCACAGACAGGTGACCACCAGCTCCCAGAACTCCTGCGGCGTCATATAGCCATTGGGATGCGTGGAGATCAGCTTATGCAGACGCTCGCCGGTGGCTCTCTGTTTCAGGCTGCCGTTCAGGTGATACAGATTGCAGGGCAACATCCCGACCGACTCTGCCAGCACCCTGACGCAGGAAAAAACCGCCGTCAGTCGCATGGCCCGCTGGCTGCTGATCTGCTTTCCGGTATAGGTGTCGTAGGACAACCCGATAGCATCCGCCAGCTCTGCTGGCGTGGTCACCGGTGCGTCACTTTTTCGTTGAAATAATCCCGAAAAGAACACTATTTACCTCCGCCGACAGACGACTGTGTACGGTCGAGATATCGCGCCACCAGCCACGACCAGAACAGGCACAACGCCCCGGCAACAACAAACCCCGCCGGGGGATAAATCAGCCAGGCACCATACGCCAGCAAAAGCGCCCCCAGCACGCCCACCAGAGGCGCGAGAATCAGCATGATCATAATTACCTCAGTTAAAGCGAGCGGATCCCATAGGACTCAATGTGGTCAGACAGCGTGTCTTCTTTCTCGTACAGCATGGCTCTGCCAACCGCCATAATCAGCGCAACTGCACCGTCAATTTTGTTTTCCGCCTGCTCTTTGACGGGTTTCACCACATCATCGTTACCCGGAATGGTTTTGCCGACCACATTGCCGATACACCAGGTCATGATGGGATTGCCATCATGATGAAAGCGCCCCGATTCAATTGCCGCTTCCAGCTCTTTCATCGGGTCGGACATGTTGGTGTAGTTCTGAATGATAGTGACGGGATTCAGGTCTTCATCAGCAAGGTCATGTGACAACCCGGTCGCCCCGAAGGGGTCGATGGGTGACTCACTGACCGGGCTGATTTTGTTCGCCGCTTTGGCCTCCTCGAGGATGTAGCGATAATCCACCTCCGCACCATCGGTAACGGTCAGAACGCCCATTTCCACCCATTTCTGAAAGCGTTCGGCTGTCCGGCGATCTTCATTTTTCTCGACGCTGTACACCGTGTCATACGGTACCCAGAAGCGCGGAGCCACACTGTAGTAATGCGTTTTACCGTCAATCTCGCGGGTATAAAGTCGCGCCATGCTGTTCATATCCAGCTTACGCGCCAGGTCAAAGGCCAGAATGCACGGTTGCCCCTCGAACTGCTCAAGGGTCAGTGATTTATCCTCGCAGCTCTGCCAGCTCACCAGGTTGAAATACGCCGAACGCGCCGACACCCAGATATTGAGGTGTTTTGTTTTAAAGACGTTTGCCAGACGGGCGTTATTTTTCGCACGCTGCTGCTGACTTAACAAAAATTCGCGATAAACCGACACGCCAATATTCGGGTTAGCTTTTTCCAGCACCTGCGGGTCGGTCCAGTCATCGCCTTCGTCAACGGTATAGATGATCCCGAACAGTTCATCGTTGGGTACCGAACCGTTGAGCATCTCGATAACTTCCCGCCGCTTGTCGTAGCACGGCCCCTCAATGTTGTACCCGGCGGTGGTGATGGCCCACATCAGTGGCTGACGTCGCGCGCCCATCCCGGTAAGCATCGTGGTATAAAGCGCATCGGTGGCGTGCTCGTGATATTCATCCACCACGGCACAGTGGGGTGATGAACCATCACCGGGGTTACCGATCAGCGGTTCAAACCGCGCGCCATCCTCCGGACGGTTCATGTTTGAGGCGTTAACCTCAATCCCGAACGCTTCCGTCAGCATGGGTGTGCGTTTACACATCAGTCGCGCCGGGCGAAAGACTTCCCACGCCTGTTTCTCTGTCGTGGCACCGGAATACACTTCCGCGCCAAACTCGTTATCACAGGCAAAACAATACAGGGCAACACCGGCAGAGATTGCCGATTTGCCGTTCTTACGGGGGATTTCGGTATACACCTCCCTGAAGCGGCGCAGCCGGGAGCCTTTATTGACCCAGCCAAACGCACAGCAGATCACAAAGAGCTGCCACGGTTCCAGCGTGATGGGCATCCTCTTGAATGCCCACTCCCCCTTGGTGTGTGGCAACAGCTGAATAAATTTCGCGGCCCGTTCAGCCAGGTCCTTGTCGAAGCGGTAACGAAACGACTTACTTTTTTCCGCCATCAGGTCATCAAGATGGCGCTGGCAGGCCTGAATCACAAACTGGCAGGCCACAATCTTTCCGCGCACGACATCACGGGCATACTGATTGGCAGCATTTACGTTGGGGTAAGATTTCCGGCTCATGATTCGATGATTTTCAGAAACTGGTTAGTGGCTTTCTTCTGCCCCGCCAGGCCAATCAGACGCTGGCGGCTGCTGGGGTCGAGTCCGAGCATTGCCCCCGTGCTGCTCATCTCGGACTCCTGTTCTTTCTTGGCGGTCAGCTCCGGATTTTTGACCATGCCACCCATTGCACCGGTGATGGTGTTGCCCTGTCTGGCAATATTTTTCACGGCACGCCGCCAGAACTCGTAGGCCACGCACCACCGCTCAAGCACCGCGAGGTCAGTCACGCACAGCAGGCCCTGACCGCAGAGTTCTTTGGTTGTCAGTTGCCACATGATCGTGGCGAGAGGGAGATCTTCTTCAGCGAACCACTCCGGTGGCTCAACACCTTTGATGGGCGTAAAAACAGGTTCATCTTTGTTCAGGGCTCGCTTGCCGGGGTTTCCGGCCAGCGCCTTGCGCGCCGTTGGCTTGGGGCGACGCCCGGAACGCCCCGCCGTTCCAGCCATATGCGGCACTCCTGGTTAAATTTCATTTTTCGCGGGTATAAAAAAACGATGGGGCGGGCAGTCCGGAAGACGTCAGGCCGCAGGGATTTGACCCGCCCCTCCCCTCAGGCAGTTGAGAATTATTATCACTTCAACCGTTCACGGGCCGTCTTCGCCTTATGACACGGCCAGCACAGGCTCTGCAGATTACTGTCGGCATCAGAGCCGCCATGCGCTTTAGGGATGATGTGATCAACGGTTTTCGCTTCACGCACCACACCGGCACGCAGGCACAACTGGCACAGTCCTTTGTCACGCTTCAACACACGCACGCGGATAACACCCCACTTCGAACCATAACCGCGCTGATGACGGGATTGTCCTGGCTTGTATTGCTTCCAGCCTTCGCTTTTGTGGCTTTCACAATAGCCTGACGGGTCTGTGGTGGTATGGCGGCAGCCACGAACACGGCAGGCTTTTGGGATTCGTGATGGCATATGTACTCCAATGAAGAAGCCACCGACATAGCCTCCTCCATTCATCGTGAAACTATTTTCATCTACCCAGTAATGAATTCTTTGTAGAGTTGTGATCAATACAACTCACTAATGGAGAGGCTTGTCCAACACGTTGGACAAGTTTCCTGTTTGATTTACTGGACACTATAGAAGGACAGAATGCCTTCATCACTCGAATAACATCAATTAAGGAGGTTCAACATGTTTCATTCCACAAATCATCAGGCTGTAATTATGGCTGCATCAGCTTGTACCACAGACCTTTTCCGCTTCACTTTGAGCCTGATTCATTTCTACCTGACCGGCTCGCCTCTATCTTTTTAATCCCCGCTTTATCCAAATTGCATTGCCAGAATGCCGACAACAGACTGACATTCAAATCCTGACTACCTCCAATAGTCTGACCGTACACCTATATAGTTTTAATTTTCATCAATCCATTTAACTATCGTTTAATTGTTGTCACATAGGATTCTGCCGTTTTTAACAATGCAGGATAATAAGATGAAAAAAATGTTGTTTTCTGCCGCTCTGGCAATGCTTATTACAGGATGTGCTCAACAGACGTTTACTGTTGGAAACAAACCGACAGCAGTAACACCAAAGGAAACCATCACCCATCATTTCTTCGTTTCGGGAATTGGACAGGAGAAAACTGTTGATGCAGCCAAAATTTGTGGCGGCGCAGAAAATGTTGTTAAAACAGAAACCCAGCAAACATTCGTAAATGGATTGCTCGGTTTTATTACTTTAGGCATTTATACTCCGCTGGAAGCGCGGGTGTATTGCTCACAATAATTGCATGAGTTGCCCATCGATATGGGCAGCGCTATCTGCACTGCTCATTAATATACTTCTGGGTTCCTTCCAGTTGTTTTTGCATAGTGATCAGCCTCTCTCTGAGGGTGAAATAATCCCGTTCAGCGGTGTCTGCCAGTCGGGGGGAGGCTGCATTATCCACGCCGGAGGCGGTGGTGGCTTCACGCACTGACTGACAGACTGCTTTGATGTGCAACCGACGACGACCAGCGGCAACATCATCACGCAGAGCATCATTTTCAGCTTTCGCATCAGCTAACTCCTTCGTGTATTTTGCATCGAGCGCAGCAACATCACGCTGACGCATCTGCATGTCAGTAATTGCCGCGTTCGCCAGCTTCAGTTCTCTGACATTTTTGTCGCGCTGGGCTTTGTAGGTAATGGCGTTATCACGGTAATGATTAACAGCCCATGACAGGCAGACGATGATGCAGATAACCAGAGCGGAGATAATCGCGGTGACTCTGCTCATACATCAATCTCTCTGACCGTTCCGCCCGCTTCTTTGAATTTTGCAATCAGGCTGTCAGCCTTATGCTCGAACTGACCATAACCAGCGCCCGGCAGTGAAGCCCAGATATTGCTGCAACGGTCGATTGCCTGACGAATATCGCCACGGTCAATCATCGGTAAAGCGCCACGCTCTTTAATCTGCTGCAGCGCCACAGCGTCCTGACTTTCTGGCGAAAAATCTTTCAGGCCAAGCTGTTTACGGTAAGCATCCCACCAGCGTGAAAGAAGCTGGTAACGTCCGGCAGCTGTTGATTTGAGTTTGGGGTTTAGCGTGACAAGTTTGCGAGGGTGATCGGAGTAATCAGTGAACAGTTCACCACCAACAATAACATCATAACCGTGGTTACGTGTCGGTTGTCGCCCGTTATCCGTTCCTTCTGACCATGCCACCATATCGAGGAAAGCTTTACGCTGAGGATTAAGATTTTGCATTTTTCACCCCTGTCAGTCGTTCCCAGAAGTACGTCAGTGCAACCGAACCCATCGCACCACTAATCCCCGCTGTCGCGAGAATCATGTAAATACTGAATCCACTTTCGATGCTGATCAGGCCACCAATAACACCGGTGAATCCTGATACCACTATCTGAGCCAGAGCATTTATCCAACTCCACGTTGCTTTACTCTGCTTCACATCTATCAGGTAGCGGACCAGACCGCCCCAACCTGCGATGATCAGCAAAACGAGCCAGAACGCTCCGGCAAGGCTCTCTTTTTCGTGCATATGAATAGCCAATGTTTCGCCGCCGACAAAAGGCCGGGACGTTAAATGTCAGAAATCAGACTCACGGGGTAATTTAACGACAAAGCACGGAGTTGATGCTCCCCGCAAGCCTGGAATAAAAAAGCCAGCATGTAGCTGGCAACAGAGGGTTAAGCAATATCAACTCAACAGCTGAAGACACCCTGGCTGGGGTACGTTGAAAGGATACTCACCGCCCAGAAACAGAAAAGCCCAAGGCTTTAAACCTCGAGCTTGAATTTGGATTACTGCCAGTGCGTACAACATTGGCAAAATATCAGATTTATATGAAATATATGCTTTTTAATCCAGTTTTGCAATATTTTGCTGTGAAAATGTCGCCTTTTGTTTTGAACGTGTTCTCGTTAGAAGCAATAAAGCTTCGCTATCAAGCTGTAGAAAAATGTGCTTCATTGCAACCCAGCGTTCAGTGAATGTCTCAGACCAGTTTTTTGATGTCACTCCCACCAGTGACGCCAGTTCCTGGTATTCATAAGCCTCACGCCCTGCCAGTTCGCTCTTCACATCCTGTGCCGCCAGCCAGATCAACTTCTTCAGGCGTTCCAGTGTCTTACCTGCAATTTTTCTGGTACCCAACAGAGTCTTAAACTCGCTCCATGCCCACTGCGTTATGGCAACCTGATGCTCCCAGCGAATATTTTCACTGTAACTCCACAGCAACCATGCTTTCTGATGCTCATCGAGAGACAGAACAGCGCGGCGCCATGAAGAGGTTGAAAACTCGACCGGACTGATCAGGGCGACAGATGAACCTTTTGCGTACGACTGTTTACCGGAAATCGGCGGATTATCCAGCATAATAATCTTGCCAGTTACCTCATCCAGAATGCGTCGCTTCTTTCGTTTGTATGTACCAGTATCAAATTGTGCATGCTCCAGCCAGGCTTCAAGCTGGCCTTTCGTTGCTCCGCTCAAATCAGCGGTAGCCACAATGAGTTGCTCGCGGACATACTGTAAATATTGGGTATTCATGCGGCAGCTCCTTTCAGTGTTTTGGCGTAATTCTTCAGTATCCGGTAATCGGTCAAAACAGAACCAGGAAAACGATATAAGCGCAGGCGCACCCAGCGGCGGCGAAGAAGTTCTGCCATATAAAACTCAAACATCATTCATTCCCCATTTCGGTGATGGTCAGTTCCAGCCTCCCACCTTTGGTAACAGGCATCTTCACAACGCGGTAATCAACGACCTGAGCATCATCCAGCCAGAAACCTGCTTTAGTGAGTGCGTCAAAAGCGGCTTTTTGCAGATTATCCAGGTCACGGCGACGGCGATCCGGCATGTGGCACTCAATGCGGATTTTCACAGGCATAGCCAGGCCGATATCCAGCATTGCGTTTTTAATGATTCGGGCGACGTTATCGCGGTATGCCTGCCCCTCTGCGCTGACGTGCGTGCGCCCGCGATTATGGCGGTAATAGCGATTATTGCTCGGAGGCCAGGGTAGTGTGATGTGGTAAGTATTCACGCCTTAATTACCCTCTCTTTCAGCCAGATAACCTGCGTTCTCGCCATACCTTCCAGCGCGCATTCTTTTGCATATCCAGCGTCAACAAAATGCGTGCGGCGGTCGATTTCGTCGTGGCAGGCAGAACATGCAATGGTGGCAATCAGGTCTGGCGGTTTGGTACCGGTGCCGCACAATCCAGTCAGCCGGATATGTGCCAGTACAGACGTTTCAGGGTTGCCATTACATACGCCAGGGATTCTTACCTTGCATTCCCGACTACGCGCTGCTTTTCTCAAATCAGCCATGATTCCTCCTTGCTGCCAGTCGCAACCATTTTTTATCAACCAGGCTGGCGGTATATCCGAGCAGTGTTGGTATTTCGGAAGGCTTCAGCTCCGGTTTACGCTTACGACGATTTGGTACTCTGTAGATGTGTCCGTTCATGACACGAATAAGCGGTGTAGCCATTACGCCTCCTGCTTGTCGCGCAGCAGCTGGAACTCGCAGCTCTGCGGAATAGTCAGGTTGCAGCCAATATTCATCGCCCAGGCTTCAACCTTACACAGGAAGACATACATCTCTCCGGTATCAAGATCGGAGGTATGGCGTAACGACTGGATAGTAGTGATTTCGCCGGTTACGACATCAACCAGGTCCTTGGTTTCATAACCGAGGTATGTGTGTTTGAGAGCATCTTTTACCCATGCTGCGGTAGCGAACGATTTCCCCCTGCTGATGAGGTATTCACTGATTTCGCTGTACCACATGTGGCTGAGTGCATTCTGGGAAAGACTGCGTCTCTCTCGCCACGGTTTAAGCACCATGCGAAAGCATTTGCCTTCCTCCAGATAAGGCTGGATCTGCTGGCCGATAGCGGTGAAGTTACCACGATGCAATTTGATGCCATCTTGTAGGAGGTTCACGATTCACCTCCGCAGAGGTCAAACGCTGGATGCAAAAAATCGCAGGTACATTTCTGCATCTGTGAAGGGAGAAGAGAGTTTGGATTGTATGTGCGCATAAACGTCCCCGTTTAGCGCAGAAGTCACCGGAGTTGTTCAGGCTCCGGTGACTTAATTATGACAAGTTGATTATGGAAAATCAAAGCTTGTCATCAGAACAACGAATAATTTAAAAACTCTATAATTTCTAAGATTTTTTCACTTATCGCTGGAATGAAACGTGAAGCAAAATAGAGCCCCAAAAAACCCAATATTGAGTACGAAACCGTGATAGCGACTCTGTATTTTTTCTCGCCTCGTTTCACTCTCTCCCACTCAGTTTTAAGAACACTGGAACTATATTCAAAATACTGTCTGACCACATCTGTAATGTTAGATGAGCGATCCATTTTTAAAATGTAATCCTCAATGATTTTCAAAAGCTGAGACTCTTCATTAGTTAAGTTTTTACTGGATAACCTAAGCTTCACTTTTGCGGAAAGAAAATAAATTTTTCCAGCCACCTCAGGGAGCTTCTCAGGCGGAGTCGTGCGTAATTGTAAAAAGTTCTCCATCAATTCAGCTAACTCTTCCCTTAAACCATCTATCCACGCTTGCCGAAACTCAGATGTTTTATTCTCCTTAGTGATAACAAGCCCCACTCCAGCTGCAGCTGCGGCAATAATTGCGGCGACAACTGAGGCTATCCCTGCATCCATGAATTACCCCTCAAAACAATATGAATATGAATATGATTCGATGCCTTCAGCAATTGAAAACTAAAACTCCCTGTAATGTCACATCTGCCCATGAATGTGTTTTCTTCATACAGCTTTGCTGCAATATCTAAATCAGACATTAGTCAGCGGTTCTCCCGCGCCAGCGTTTGTTACTTTCTGATATTCTTTCTGTATCAACGGACTCAACCTCACCTTCTGAAAACCTAACTGCATTAGCTTTAGCCATTGCCTTCCTAGCATCTTCTTCCGCCTGGCTAAAATGCACCTTCTTTCTTCCCTTGAAACTACCAACGCGAATTTTGGAAGAGGCCTGCGTCTTGTACTTGCTAATCCGTAATTGTGCCGCCAAATGGGCTTTTGCCTCGGTGCGGTTCGCTGGCTTCTTCTTTACTAATTCAAGGTCTAAATGGTACTGCTGCTCAGCTCTTAGTTTCTTCGGTTTCATAATATCACTCTCAAACAAAGTCCATTTATCATAGAATAAAAGCCCTCTAAGAGCTTTGATTTGTATCTATGCTAATTCCCGTCAATTTGTTCTTCATTTTACCTCCAGCTGTTGTGCTGCTGCAGTGGCATTCAATAGTTTTCCTTCTAAGCATCCTACAAAATCGGTGACGAGTCATGACCAGTTCACGTAGTGCAATGAAATTACTGCAATCTATTATGACGCAAATGCGTCAATACTCGAATCAACTGATCATCCTGCCACGACTGAAATCTCAAATAGGCCGTTTCTCAAGTAAGAGATTTTGAATGCATTATTGGCTACTGAAATAAAAAACCCAGCGCCAACTGGGTTCATATGAAATTTTTTTGTCATTTCCAATTGCAAGACTGTGAAATTTTTTCCACAACCTTATCAATCTCAGACAAGTCAAACTCAACTACTTGCATAGTTGATCCATAAGGTTCAAACCCAAAAATAGCTTTTTTATGCTTAGCCAAGGTCTTTATAAATTGTATTGGTTGTGGAGCAAATGCAGAATCACCGCCTTCCCCACCTCCCCAAACACTCTTGACCGGCTTTCCGCCATCTAACCGCACTGTAATTCTTGGGTTGTCCGACCCCATATAATCATTGAATGATAAATAGGCATCTGTTTTGTTATCACTACAACGCAACACCAGTGAAGTTGCACGATCAGTACCTGCTTTGTTATATGAATCTGGTGATAAATTAAGAGCCACAAAGTCAGTCTGGTCAGTCATTTTATTTATCTCAGACTTTGTTATCCACGGCCCTAACTTCTCTACACCAGCATTTGCTGTAAACGAGGCACTTATGACAAAGGCTAAAATAAATTTTCTCATAACCCTATCTCCTTGGATTTAAAGAACTAAATATTATCAAGTCTCTTGCCACTAGAAAACCCACTTTATTTCCAAACTCTGACGGCATTCCTGAAAATCCGCTTCATACTCACTTGCCCCGCCCTATCATCCTGAGTAGCTAACCGTTAAACAAACGTTCGCCAGACCTTACCATCAATGACCAGGATTCCTGCCCGCGCCATTTTTGCCGCAGCCTGATTTATGCTGGTTAATGTCACACCTGTTGTCGCAGCAACGTCCGGCGCACAGAAGCTCTTGTGCGTCTCCAGATAATGAATAATTGCCTCTTTGCCCGTCATACAGTTGCTCCTTTCAGTCCGAACTTCGCTTTGATTTCTGCGATCTTCGCCAGAGCCTGTGCACGATTTAGAGGTCTACCGCCCATGACAGGAAGTTGTTTTACTGGTTCAGGGATCGCCTCACCACGGTTAATTCTCGCAGTCATATGGACAAGCTCATCTGCGGCCTTACGGCGTAATTCCGCATCAGTAAGCGCATTGGCCCGCATGTTCTGATACAGGTTGGTAACCAGCCAGTAGTGCGCGTTTGATTTCCACGGATAAGACTCCGCATCCGGATACAGGCCTCGCTTCCGGCAATACTCGTAAACCATATCAACCAGCTCGCTGACGTTTGGCAGTCCGGCGATAACGGATGCTTCTTCCCGGCACCATGCAACAAACTGCCCGGGTGATGGCAGAAATGGTCGATTCTGCCGACGGGCTACGCGCATTCCTGCGTTAACCTGTTCCATCGTGGTGATCCCGTTTTCCCGGAAAGCCAGAACCCACTGGCGGCGGATTTCGTTCAGTTCGTTCTGGTCACGGTTAGCCAGGCTCGCCGGGAAAGTTGCCAGTAACTGGCTGAACACACCGTTGATGATCTGCGCTACCTGCTGTACCTGCGGCTTTTCGTCGTACTGTTCCGGCATGTTGTTGGCGATCCGACGCATCTGCTCACGGTCAAAGTTAACCATCTGTGCGGCGATGTTTTTCATAGATCCACCCCGTAAATCCAGTCAGTGTTTGTCAGGTCGAGTTTTGGTTTGCCGGCTGTCACGCCAGCCTGTTGCTTGTTTCGGTTGATTTCGAGCTGGGTCCACTTGTCGCGGAGTTTGGCCGGACTCAGCACGTTACCGGACCAGAAGTTGTCCTGGCATGCCCAGCGGAACAGTACACACATGTCGCGGTGGTTACGTCCGTCACGTTCACGCATCAGGCGGATATCGTTAGCCCACCCAGCAAAATTCGGTTTTCTGGCTGATGGTGCGATAGTCTTCACCATGTCAAACATCCACTCTGCGGCGGTCAGGTCTTCTGCTGTCCCCCACTTGCTGCCGCTCTGAATTGCAGCATCCGGTTTCACCACAGGAAGATCGTTTTCTGGCTGGTCAGAGGATTCGCCAGAATTCTCGGACGAAAAAGGTTTTATATTGTCTTTTGTTAGTTTGTCTTTTGTGTTTACCTGATTCGGGTAAACGCCTTTACCTGATTTGGGTAAACTTTTCTTACCTGATTCAGGTAAATTTACCTCTTTCAGGTAAACTTTATTTTTCTTACCTGATTCGGGTAATGTTGACCATTCACTGATCACATTATTAATGCCGATATTCCGCCCGCTCTGAATAAAAATCCCACGCTTTACCAGAACACTTTTTGCAGCAGAACACTTGTGCGGCAATATCCCGGTCAACTCGGAAAGTTGCTCGTTGCTCACCCAATCCAGTTTTTTATTAAAGCCATATGTTTTGCGCATGACACCCAGGAAGACCAGAAGCTGGTGCTGTGTTAATCCGGCCAGCATCACAGCTTCCAGCAACTCATTTGCAATGCGCGTATAACCATCATCGAGATCTGCCACGCGCGGCTCCTTTTGTGCCGCATCCGGCACTGGAAAATTGAATATCTCAGCAGTGTTTGCCATAATTCCTCCCGCAATGAGTGTGTTACGATTTGCACCTGAAAGTCGGTTCTGTTCCAGCAGACCGGCTTTCGCCATTTCTGAACCTGTCATATTGCCCCCAGCATGGTGGTGACCATCGCCATCAGTGGACCAGCCAGATCTGGGTCCACACGAAACATCGACACAATACCTTCACTAATTTCCTTCAGTTTCTGGTGGCGTGGTGCGTTGAGAATGACAGCCTGTTTTGCCTCACTGAGTTCCTTTTCCATTTCAGCCAACCTAGCCATAAAGCTATCCTGCTCAACCAGGTAACCGCGATATTCCAGCGGTAGTACCGCCAGAATTGCCGGGGTCAGTTCACGCACGTTATTTCGGTATTTTTCAGAATCGAATTTGTTATCGAGGAAGCGGAACAGCTTCTGGCGTGCACGGCTGACATCATCAGGGAAATCGATGGTGCCGCCGCCCTGCTCCCGATACTCATTCACAATGAGTGCGGCAACAACATCCTGATTATCTGCAGCCGACCACGCGCGAACGGCATCACGGATTTTTTCGTGGCCTGGCACCTGTTTTATTTGAGAACGATTTATCACCGCAGTCGGGCTAAATCCGCTAGTCTGTTGGTATGTAAGTGGTTGCATAGTCATTGCCTTATCAGTTAACGCCGCAGTTTAGGCGGCAGAATTACTCGCGTTAAACAATGGTGCAAGGTCGGGACGAATATCTGCTGGTTTAATCTTTCCACCAGTGGCTGAGACAATTTTCATTACATAGCGGGCATCAATTCCGCCACCGTGTAGCCAACGCCAAACAGTGGGCTGGGCTACACCGCATAGATCTGCCAGTCGTTTTTGACTACCTGTAATACTGATTGCGAGTTGAATGGTTTGATTTGTCATTATCAATTCCTATTGGTATTACAATGAATGGATAATAGCAATGCGTATTAATCCAATCAATAGCAAAACGTGTTTTGACCATCAATACGCAAGCGTATAAATTAAAACTTATGAAAAAAGAAACTCTTGCTGATCGCTTAAACCTAGCGATGGAACAATCTGGAATGTCTCAAGGCGCTCTTGCAAAGGCGTCTGGCGTAGCTCAACCCACAATCTGGAGACTGACAAGCGGCAACGCACGCGGCTCAACAAAAATTGTTGAAATAGCTAATGCATTGGGTGTTCGAACAGAGTGGCTCTCATCAGGCATAGGCCCGATGAGAAATGACGGTCAACAATCAGGGAAGCCTGCTGTCAACCATTCCAAATACTTCAAAATTGACGTTCTTGATATAGAAGTCAGTGCTGGGCCGGGTGTCATCAACCGTGAGTTTGTAGAAGTCCTACGCTCGGTTGAGTACTCGTTTGACGATGCTCGTCACATGTTCGATGGCAGGAAGGCAGAAAATATCCGCATCATTAACGTACGCGGTGACAGCATGTCAGGAACGATCGAACCAGGTGATCTTCTGTTCGTTGATATCACTGTTAAATCTTTCGACGGTGATGGTATCTATGCGTTTCTGTACGACGACACAGCCCATGTAAAGCGCCTGCAAATGATGAAGGATAAGCTGCTGGTTATCTCTGATAACAAGAGCTACTCACCGTGGGACCCGATCGAAAAAGACGAAATGAATCGGGTATTTATATTTGGGAAAGTTATTGGGAGCATGCCACAGACATATAGAAAACATGGGTAGATTATTAATGACAGATTTCATCAAGATAACCAGATGATGTTTTGGTGAGACATGCTGACATCCTCATAATTTATAGAATGGATGTTTCAAGCAGAGCTTAAGGTATATGGATATGTCAAAAAAAAATTTTGAATTCAAAAATTACCCAATAGTCTTTATTGGCTCAGGCATTTCAAAAAGATATTTAGAGAACTACCCAACGTGGGAAGAGCTATTAAACGAGTATTGGAAAATAACAAATCCCACAAATGATTTCTATAGTTATCTTTTAACAATAAAAGAATCACATAAAAATAACAGTGATAATGATATCGATCATAAGATTTATACAGAGGCAGCAAGTAAAATTGAAAATGATTACAATCTATTGTTTAGGACTGGCAAATTAAAATTAAATGGACTAGATGCCAAGAGGGTTTTTAGTGAAGATATTTCACCATTTAAATACGCCATATGCCAAAGATTTTCTAATAACACAATCAGAAAGGATGTAAATCTTGATGAATTAGCATCATTTAAAACATTAATAAAAAAGGCCAAGATAATCATCACTACAAATTATGATGCTTTCATAGAAAATTTACTTCAAGAGCAAAATGTAACTCCAAAACTCTATATTGGAAATAATGGTTTTTTCGAAGATACTATTGGCTGGAGTGAGTTATACAAAATACATGGTGATATAAAGGATCCACACTCAATAATCATAAATAAAGATGATTACGAAAAATATGACAACAAATCTATACTCATTAGTGCCAAGATACTATCTAACATGATTAAAAATCCAATAGTTTTTCTTGGATATTCTTTAACTGACAGGAATGTAAAGAAACTTCTTTCTGATTTTTCCTCACAACTACCTAGAGAAGATGGTCGAAAATCAGCTGAAAGAATAATTTTGATTGAATATAAAGAGAATGAACAGGAAGTAGTACCAAAACAGATTACCGATCAACAGCTACAAATTACATATACATCTGTTAAAACAGATAACTATAAACAGATCTATGATGAGATCAGTGCTGTTGATGAAGGGCTCTCACCTTATGATGTTTTAAGGTATCAAAGAGCCATTAAAACACTTATCATTAATGAGGGTGAAAAAGGGCACTTAGATACTCTATTGGTTTCACCTTCTGACTTAGACAGACTTGAAGAAAGTGTTAAACAAGGAAAAAATTTAGTTGTTGCTCTAGGCGATAAAAAGTATGTATTCACACAAGTTAAAGAAATAAATTATCTTGAAGACTACTTATTTAATAAAAATGAAATATCTAATAAATTAGCCATAGATTTCATATTAGGTTCAGTAAACTCATTACAACTTCCATTTTCAAAAACTATAACCTCATGTAATTTGAAAGAGTTAAGTTTGCCAGCTAAATATGTGTTAAAACTAAATCAACGCATTGAACGCCACGGAAAACTAGACGACTTGCTCAATAAAATCACCTTAGATAAAATCAATGCAAATAAAATTTACACCAACATCAAAGATATAAAGGATGCAAAGTTCAAAAAGTACAAAGAATTGTCTATAGTCATTAAGAACATAAAAAATATCCCCAAAGAGGAGATTGAAGATTATGTTAAAAAAGAAGCGTTTGTTCAATTCAAGGCATGCGACGTTGACAATTTAAAAACCCAGTATAGGAAACTATTTCTTGCCTACGACTTGTTGATTCATGGAAATGTTGAAAAGATAAATTAAATAAACGCCCCGTACAAAGCGATGGCGGGGCTAATAAGTCATTTATGTATCATTTAGCAACTGACTAAAAAAATACACATAAGAACTCAGACTACCAATATTCGATTAAATTTGCTGCCAACCTACCGAGCTCACCACAACCCGATGCCCCTCTGTCACGAGGCACATTAAAGCTGTACAAATTTCAGCCACACCAATAAGTCTTCATACTCTTTTTTATAAAAATTCATTTAATTATCAATCAGAACAAGTATATCAAACATTATCAATACTAATCGCTATTGACTACACCAATAGCTATTGCTATTGTCATGCTATTGCATCGATGTTGGTATCACAAAATTTATAACTTCACCGTTGCGATGACCGCTTAGATCCGCAGCTTGAATTTCAGCAGGCTCCGGGGAGTGCGAGGGGTGAAGCGGACGCGTGAACGTCGGTGTGACCAGCTGAAATCAACTCAACACTTCATACCTCAGTCGCTTCAACGAGGCGACTTAGTTATGACAACCGGCGGCCATCCACCGCCTGAATACGCGCAGAAGTCTCTATATGTTCAGCAGCCCAGCTTACGGGCAGGAGTTTTTATGGTTCATCAACATTACGGAACGCAGACCGTTAATCGAGGTGCGGTCATGCCAGGAATGCTGGTCAAACACAAAGATGGTACCTGGACTGCATCAGCTAATTTACGCGGACGGCTATATCTGCATCGCGGCATCGAGCGCACTTATACCCGTGATTTGCTCGTGGAAGTTTTTCTCGACGGACGCGGTAACGGCCTGAATCACTAATCCCCTTTCCTGTTTTCCTAATCAGCCTGGCATTTCGCGGGCGATATTTTCACAGCCATTTTCAGGAGTTCAGCCATGAACGCTTATTACATTCAGGATCGTCTTGAGGCTCAGAGCTGGGCGCGTCACTACCAGCAGATCGCCCGTGAAGAGAAAGAGGCAGAACTGGCAGACGACATGGAAAAAGGCCTGCCCCAGCACCTGTTTGAATCGCTATGCATCGATCATTTGCAACGCCACGGGGCCAGCAAAAAAGCCATTACCCGTGCGTTTGATGACGATGTTGAGTTTCAGGAGCGCATGGCAGAACACATCCGGTACATGGTTGAAACCATTGCTCACCACCAGGTTGATATTGATTCAGAGGTATAAAACGGATGAGTACAGCACTCGCAACGCTGGCTGGGAAGCTGGCTGAACGTGTCGGCATGGATTCTGTCGACCCACAGGAACTGATCACCACTCTTCGCCAGACGGCATTTAAAGGTGATGCCAGCGATGCGCAGTTCATCGCATTGCTGATCGTCGCCAACCAGTACGGCCTTAATCCGTGGACGAAAGAAATTTACGCCTTCCCTGATAAGCAGAACGGCATCGTTCCGGTGGTGGGCGTTGATGGCTGGTCCCGCATCATCAATGAAAACCAGCAGTTTGATGGCATGGACTTTGAGCAGGACAATGAATCCTGTACATGCCGGATTTACCGCAAGGACCGTAATCATCCGATCTGCGTTACCGAATGGATGGATGAATGCCGCCGCGAACCATTCAAAACCCGCGAAGGCAGAGAAATCACGGGGCCGTGGCAGTCGCATCCCAAACGGATGTTACGGCATAAAGCCATGATTCAGTGTGCCCGTCTGGCCTTCGGATTTGCTGGTATCTATGACAAGGATGAAGCCGAGCGCATTGTCGAAAATACCGCATACACTGCAGAACGTCAGCCGGAACGCGACATCACTCCGGTTAACGATGAAACCATGCAGGAGATTAACACTCTGCTGATCGCCCTGGATAAAACATGGGATGACGACTTATTGCCGCTCTGTTCCCAGATATTTCGCCGCGACATTCGCGCATCGTCAGAACTGACACAGGCCGAAGCAGTGAAAGCTCTTGGATTCCTGAAACAGAAAGCCACTGAGCAGAAGGTGGCAGCATGACACCGGACATTATCCTGCAGCGTACCGGGATCGACGTGAGAGCTGTCGAACAGGGGGATGATGCATGGCACAAATTACGGCTCGGCGTCATCACCGCTTCAGAAGTTCACAACGTGATAGCAAAGCCCCGCTCAGGAAAGAAGTGGCCTGACATGAAAATGTCCTACTTCCACACCCTGCTGGCTGAGGTTTGCACCGGTGTGGCTCCGGAAGTTAATGCTAAGGCGCTGGCCTGGGGAAAACAGTACGAGAACGACGCCAGAACTCTGTTTGAATTCACTTCCGGCGTGAATGTTACTGAATCCCCGATCATCTATCGCGACGAAAGTATGCGCACCGCCTGCTCTCCCGATGGTTTATGCAGTGACGGCAACGGCCTTGAACTGAAATGCCCGTTTACCTCCCGGGATTTCATGAAGTTCCGGCTCGGTGGTTTCGAGGCCATAAAGTCGGCTTACATGGCCCAGGTGCAGTACAGCATGTGGGTGACGCGAAAAGATGCCTGGTACTTTGCCAACTATGACCCACGAATGAAGCGTGAAGGCCTGCATTATGTCGTGGTTGAGCGGGATGAAAATTACATGGCGAGTTTTGACGAGATGGTGCCGGAGTTCATCGAAAAAATGGACGAGGCACTGGCTGAAATTGGTTTTGTATTTGGGGAGCAATGGCGATGACGCATCCTCACGATAATATCCGGGTAGGCGCGATCACTTTCGTCTACTCCGTTACAAAGCGAGGCTGGGTATTTCCCGGCCTTTCTGTTATCCGAAATCCGCTGAAAGCCCAGCGGCTGGCTGAGGAGATAAATAATAAACGGGAGAGTGTATGATTCATTTTCACGGTGGTCCAATAACTCCCGATACCTGTGCGTTGAAAGCCTGGAAAGGCAGACACGCATTCATCAGTTTTGCTAATCCAGCTCAGATTGATCTGGCTTCCGAAGTCACCCAATCATTTGCTCTTGATAATGGTGCATTCACATTCTGGACAAAAAACAAGGCCGTAGACTGGAATGAATATTACAGATTTGTTGAACGCTGGGGCAATCACCCTCGTTTCTCATTCGCGGTTATCCCGGATGTTATCGGCGGAACCAGTGAAGAGAATGACGCCCTGATTGCGGCATGGCCTCACGGTAAATTTATTGGTGCTCCGGTGTGGCACATGAACGAACCAGATGAGCGATTTATTCGTCTGTGCCATGAGTTTCCCCGCGTCTGCATCGGCTCGATGGGGGAATACGATGCAAAACGACCGAGAGCGTGTCGGGCTAAACTACGCGATCTTATACGTCATGTTGTAGATCAGTACGGCTACCCAATCACCAAGATTCATGGGTTACGGATGTTAAATAAAGACATTTTTACTCATGTACCGCTTTCGTCTGCAGACAGCACGAACGTCGCAAGAAATATAGGCATCGACAAATCCTGGGTAGGTTCGCCATATGCTCCCGCAAGTAAAGAAACCCGTACGCAAGTTCTTGTGGAACGCATTGAATCATTCAACAGTGCCAGTTCACTTAATTACAACGCTGAACGGGACGTCTTTACCCCTCAACTGGCATTCGAAGTGTGAGGCCAATATGACAATAGAACATAATAACGCCCTTCGCAGCATTGCCCGTCAGGCTAATTCTGAAATCAAAAAAGCCAGACAGCAGTTTCCGGATAAAAACGTCGATGACATTTGCCGTAGCGTACTGAAGAAGCACCGCGAAACGGTAACGCTGATGGGATTCACACCGACTCATTTAAGCCTGGCGATCGGCATGTTAAACGGCGTCTTTAAGGAGCGATGAACATGAAAAGCAAAATCATCAGGGAGCTACAGGCTCCTTTTTTATTATTCGCATTCACCCTCAAGCGTATTAACCAACAATTCAGGGATTAATGGAAGATGGCAGACATCATTGATTCAGCATCAGAAATCGAAGAATTACAGCGCAATACAGCAATAAAAATGCGTCGTCTGAACTACCAGACTGTATCTGCCACTCATTGTTGTGAGTGTGGCGATCCGATAGATGAGCGAAGACGCCTGGTCGTTCAGGGTTGTCGGACTTGTGCAAGTTGCCAGGAGGAGATCGAACTTAAGAACAAACAATGGGGACTGTGATGGCCTCAAAGCAGCAAATTTCAACATCGTCCAACTGAGGTGTAAAAATGTTCAGAATCATTTTTCCTAACACCTGGTACGTCGACCACCACGGCACTCCCTGCAAAATCCTGCGTTCTACCCACAACAAAGTTCACTACATCCGAAAAGGCAGAACATGTATCGCCAGCATGTTCCGCTTTAATCATGACTTTGAACCTGTGAATAAAGCTGATGCAGATCGGATAGCAGAAGAGATCGAAACGGCAGAACACATTAAGAAGTTACGTGACATGCGTTCAAAAAGCAGAGGTAACCATGGAATCATACAGCCTCACACTCGATGAGGCCTGTCAGTTTCTCAAGATATCCAGACCTACCGCTACCAACTGGATACGAACAGGCCGCCTACAGGCAACACGCAAAGACCCCACTAAACCAAAATCTCCTTACCTCACAACGCGACAAGCCTGCATTGCGGCGCTTCAGTCTCCGCTGCATACTATCAAGGTGAGCGCGGGTGATGGCATAACAGAGGAAAGAAAATGTCACTCTTCCGCAGAAGTGAAATATGGTACGCCAGTTTCACATTGCCGAACGGTAAAAGATTTAAACAGTCTCTTGGAACAAAGGACAAAAGGCAGGCGACAGAGCTCCATGACAAGCTAAAGGCTGAAGCATGGCGGGTCAGCAAACTTGGTGAAATACCTGATATGACGTTTGAGGAAGCGTGTGTCAGGTGGCTCGAAGAGAAAGCACATAAGAAATCACTGGACGATGACAAAAGCCGGATCGGATTCTGGCTTCAACATTTCGCAGGGATGCAACTAAGAGACATCACTGAATCAAAAATTTATTCAGCGATGCAGAAAATGACAAACCGGCGTCATGAGGAAAACTGGAAACTCAGGGCAGAAGCATGCAGAAAAAAAGGGAAACCTGTTCCAGAATACACGCCAAAACCAGCGTCCGTTGCAACGAAGGCTACGCATCTTTCATTTATAAAGGCCCTGCTAAGAGCCGCAGAGCGTGAATGGAAAATGCTGGATAAGGCACCAATTATTAAAGTGCCTCAACCAAAGAATAAACGGATCCGCTGGCTGGAGCCCCATGAAGCACAAAGGCTGATTGATGAATGTCCGGAGCCATTAAAGTCTGTTGTTGAATTTGCACTGGCAACAGGCTTAAGACGCTCGAACATCATCAACCTTGAATGGCAACAAATAGATATGCAGCGCCGGGTGGCATGGATAAACCCGGAAGAGAGTAAATCAAACCGCGCAATTGGCGTTGCGCTGAATGATACTGCATGTCGCGTATTGAAAAAACAAATCGGGAATCATCACCGTTGGGTATTTGTGTACAAGGAAAGCTGTACCAAACCAGACGGAACGAAAGCGCCAACAGTAAGGAAGATGCGGTATGACGCAAACACAGCCTGGAAAGCGGCGCTGAGACGGGCTGGTATTGATGATTTCAGATTTCACGACTTGAGACACACCTGGGCAAGTTGGCTGGTTCAAGCCGGAGTCCCGTTGTCAGTGTTACAGGAAATGGGAGGTTGGGAGTCTATCGAAATGGTTCGTCGATATGCTCACCTTGCACCTAATCACCTTACCGAACACGCACGGCAAATAGACTCGATCCTGAACCCATCGGTCCCAAATTTGTCCCAGTCAAAAAATAAGGAAGGTACTAATGATGTGTAACTTATTGATTTAAATGGTGCCGATAATAGGAGTCGAACCTACGACCTTCGCATTACGAATGCGTAAATTGATCTTGTAAAATCAATGCCTATCGAATTTAAATGGATTTTTTGCCACAATATTGCCACAGTTCGTTAGGAATCAGACAGAAATGGCGACTATACGCAAACGTGGTAACTACCAATGGGAAGCTCAAATCCGTAAACGTGGTTTTCCCTCTCAAACCAAAACCTTTAACACCAAAGTGGAAGCAGAAGCTTGGGCCAAAATGATCGAGTCAGAAATGGCGAGAGGAGTTTGGCTTAGCCGCAGCGAAGCGGAATCTACGACATTGTATGAAGCCCTAACGCGATATGAAAAAGAGATTGTTCCCGACAAAAAAGGGGCAGTGCAAGACCGATCATTGGTGCGGATACTAAAAAGCACTCAGCTGGCGAAAAACTATATGGCCAGCATCAGGAGTGCCGATGTCGCCAAGCTGAGAGATGAATGGTTGAAAATCTATGCTCCTGCAACCGTTTTAAGGCGTTTGGCCTTACTTTCTCATGTATTCAATGTTTCGCGGAAAGAATGGGGCATGGAGAGCCTGCTGAACCCCGTAGAGGCCATTCGCAAACCCCAACCCAAGAACTCCAGGACCAGACGCTTGGAAGCGCTGCCTGTAGTTTCTGAGAAAACCTGTGTTACGTCAGGAAAGGAAATAGCCAACGAGATCGAACATATCATCGCCGCAACACATTCATTAGTATTGCCAGCAATCATTCTTCTGGCGTTAGAGACAGCCATGCGCCGTAGCGAAATCGCAGAACTTCGATGGCGCTTTATTGATCTTGATCGGCGAGTTGCACATCTGCCGGATACTAAGAATGGTAATGCCCGCGATGTCCCTTTATCAACGAAAGCCATTACGATACTGTCCAGTCTCAAGGAACATTCTAAGCCAGCTGCTGATAAGGTTTTTGATATGCGTGCAGACGCGATTACCCGAGCTTTTGACCGAGCTGTAAAACGAGCCAGAGAACGATACGAGAAAACAAACTCATTATGTGATGAATCTTTCCTTAAAGATTTAAGATTTCATGACCTTCGACATGAGGCAACATCTCGACTAGCTGAAATTTTCCCTATGCATGAACTAACCAAAATTACAGGACATAAAGATCCAAGAATGCTAATGCGGTATTATCATCCAAAAGCTGAAGATTTAGCGTTAAAGTTGAAATAAGGACGTTGTATGGAATATAAAAATAAGTTGGTTGACGCATCACCCAAATTAAACAACCCTCAACTATTGGCTATAATATACTTAATACCTTTTGGATACTTGATTGTAGAAAACCCATTATGGCTAGAAAATATATACATTGCCGCTCCAATTTTTCTATCATCTATAGCTTTATTAACCAGTGTATACATAGGATATCGTGATTTATTAAATAAAGTATTTAATAATACAGTGGTTAAGTGGGGCGTAACTGGCTTTACATATTCAGTATGCTTATGGATCGCAAAGTTTAAGCTTGACATAGCTTATGGTATAGCCCCAGAAAATCTTAATTACTCAACATTAGCTTATGCTTTCATGCTCTCATTTCCAATAGGAGCAATGATTTGTGCAACTACAGTCTATATATACATATTTTTGCGAGATGTATCCCCAGCAAAAATAGTAATATCCTCTATGATTTCAGTATATATTGGAAACTTGGCTCAACATCATATACAGGTGAACAATCTTCCTGAAAAAATAATATTGATAGGACTCATAATTATGGTCCCCTATAACATGGTCAATCTAGCCAGTTCATTAGTTATTAAAAGGAAATTTAATTTTAATCGTTTAGTATCAGGCTTATCCCTTTTTGCTGTGTCAGTTGCTCTTTTTATTATTAGCATGACAGCAATGAAATATATTGAAAGATTTCAAGAAAAGTTTATTTTTCTTGATGCAAGAACATCTACGACATGTGGTAGCCCAGAAAGCAAATCTCTTTATATTGAAAAAAATGAAAATCAGTGTTATAAAATATCAGGAAATAAATTCTCGGAGTTAAGACTAACTCTTGTAGATAAAAACATCCCGAATATAAATAATAAGGGCACTTCAACTTATGAACAAAAATAACCCTGCTAATTCATTTTCCATAGAAGCAAGGAAAGAAGCTTTTCGGAGAGCTGAAGCCAGTCTTTTTTTATCAAGTAAAGATCCCAAAGGCTCCTCATTTTTTAATGAAATAAAAAATAAGGTAATCAATGGAGAGCTAACCTATGAAGAGGCAAAGAGAGAAGTGTTAAATCATCACATTGAACAATCTAAAAATAAAATTAAAAAAGGCTAACATCCAGTTAGCCTCTTCTCACTAGTGAGCCATTTTATAGTCCCTTAGCGCATTTTTAAGTAACTCAGTTTGCTCATCAGCATCATCATAATTATAAATGCCGGTAGCAGAATAATATTATTCGATACATAGAATATTTATCAATGGTTCACAAATCTCTTTAATAAACTCTTTGTTGTTATCGGCAAAAATAATTTTTATTCCTTCCAAAACAAAGCTATTATAATCAGCCATTATCCACCTCCTTACAGGTGTTTAGTGGAAGCGTCAGTTAACGTTACCGCGCTAACTGACGCGTCTAAATCAAGATTTTTTACTGCCAGTTAAACTATCACCCTCAAACTCATCCTGTTCGTGGTTACTCTGACGATCGGCTGTGTGTTTACGTATTTGATTCGCTATTTCCCCACCAACGGTCTGTTGTGATCGGATAGAATTAGTACTTCCCTTCATCATCTGAGGGGTCCGCTTGGAAAACGGAAATTACCCCACGTTAAGACTATTTTTTGTACAAAGCGGTATCGACTGTACGTAATGAGCGGTATTTTCCGGATCCCAGCTTAAGATTATTACGCCAGACGTAATCTCCACTCAGATTGATATGTTCCCAGCCCAGGGGAGAAAGATGAGAGACCAGTTGCTCATTTATCGGGATACCCTTTCGTTTTAGTGACTCAATAGCTCTTTCTATATATACCGTGTTCCACAACGTGATCGCCGCTGTCAGTAATGTCAGCCCGCTGGCGCGATAACTCTGATTCTCCAGCCCACGATCCCTTATTTCACCCAGACGGTGCAAAAAGACCGCTCGAGCAAGGGCATTACGGGCCTCACCCTTATTCAGCCCCGCCTGCACGCGTCGGCGCAGACCGGGATCACGGAACCAGTCCAGCATAAATAGTGTCCGTTCGATGCGGCCAATCTCTCTCAGCGCTTTGGCAAGTCCATTCTGTTTTGGGTAACTGGCTAACTTTTTCATCATCAGTGATGCGGTGACTGTCCCCTGCTTAATCGAGGTTGCCAGGCGCAATACCTCATCCCAGTGCGACTCAATGTATTTGATATTCAGGCAGGTTGTTGATATGACAGACTGAAGCCCCGGATAGCGCTCGGCCTTTCCATGAATAAACAGCCGCTTGTCATGAAGATCACGGATTCTTGGCGCAAAAGCGAATCCCAGCAGGTGCATCAGGGCGAAAACATGTTCAGTGAAGCCTGCGGTATCGGTGTAATGCTCGGTAATTTCCAGATCGCTTTCATGGTACAGCAGGCCATCAAGCACGTGGGTTGAGTCGCGCACCCGGCTGATCACTTTGGCGTAGAACGGGCTGTATTGGTCTGAGATATGCGTATAAATCTGCACGCCCGGCTCCTGACCATATTTAAGATTGACCTGACCGGCATAACGCCCGTGACTGCCTACCCGAAAGTTCTGCCCGTCTGACGACGATGTTGTCCCGTCGCCCCAGAATGCGGCCAGAGGCCGCGCTTTCTGAGCGTTGACCAGCTCGGCCAGTGCCGCTGAATAAGTTTCATCTCTGATGTACCATGCCTGAATACTTTCGAGTGACGATCTTGTGGCCCCAGGGCAGGATTCCGCCATTTTTGTCAGCCCAAGGTTGATGCCGTCAGCCAGAATGGTGGTCAGCAACAGTCTTCCGTCTTTTGGTCTGACGTTATTATTTTTGAGGTGCGCGAAGTGACGCGTAAATCCCGTCCAGCTATCAACTTCTTCCAGTATCTCCGTAATTTTCGGATGGGGAAGCATGCCATAGACCAAATCTGCAAAGGGCGAAACACCTGAAGGAACGCTGTTCTCCAGTGGAGTGATTTTTACGCCTTTATCTGAGATATCAACATCGGGCAAATCACCGGCAAGCGCCATCGCGTTAACTTCTTCCAGCCGAGATGCAAGAAGAGTCATACGGGCCTGAAGGTATGCCTGGCTATCGGTCTGAACGGCCAACTGTAACTGGTCATTATGTCGGGATTTCTCAAACTCAGCAGTCGGGATGAGATAATCATCAAAATTTTTGTAGCGGCGCGATCCTTTTACCCAGATATCACCGGAACGTAATGCACCCTTGAGTTCATTCAGTACGCAAAACTCGTAGTACTTGCGGTCGATGCCTGAAGGCGTGAGCACCAGTTTTCGCCAGCTTTCAGGGATAAACCCTGTTGGCGCCGATGGCGGCACTTTACGAAGTTGTTTACGGTACATTTCCGTTATGGTGTCCAGCGCATCGCTGAGCGCCTGCGCCGCAGGTGTCGCCATGAACTGCAATGCTGACAGCATCCGCGGGGCATATTTACGCAGCGTACTGTATTTTTCGGTGATCAGATGAAGCGCGTCGAAATTGCCCTTACGGGAAAGAAACCGCGTTTCTTCCACGCTGTTGATGAATTCCTGCCAGGGAAGGACATCTTCTATTGCAGTCCAGGGATCTTCCCCGGATTCTCTGGCGTTAAGTAACGCCTGCCCGACGGTAACGTACTGCTTCAGCTTGCTCTGAATAAGCTTTCCCGTTTGCTGGAGCCGTTCGGCCTGCGTGCGTTTTGCCCTGCTGAACAGACTACCCAAGATACGCTCGTGCAGATCAATCACTTCGTCAGTCAGAGTGGCCCTGGCCTCTATTATTATACAAACCAGCGTAGCGTAACGTCTGACATCGGTGAATTTTGCCAGGTCCCTGCTGCTCATTTTCCGGCCCTCACGCGCCAGTTTAAGCAACCTGTTCTGGTGAACGGAAAGCGCAATACCATCAGGCAACCCCAGCGCAGCGATGGAATTAAGCCGGTCGATATGTTGCAGCACATTTTTACCGTTTATTTTACCCGGAGGCTGTAGCAGCCATGCCAGACGGGAAGGTTGTTCACCCTCTGATATGAGCAGGCTGTCGAGTGCTGATTTATGCTGCTTTTCCAGTTGCGCGGTAAGTGTCGAAAATACCGATCTGTTAGCGAGCGTGACGACTTCGGCAAGCGTCCGTTCGATCACTTCAACAGAAGGGAAAATAACATTATTGTTATGTAGCCAGCTGAGCATTTCTTCCGCCAGCATAAATCCTTTGTCAGTTCGCATGGCATCGGGGTGCAGATGACGGATACAGTCTTTTTGCATTGACCGGCTGAACGGGGATAGTTCCAGGTAGCGATAAAGTTCGGTCAGATGTTCCCAGCGGGTTTGCTCTCTGGATGCATATTCCGGCCATAAATCAGGCTGAAGTTTCAGTCGGGAAGCAACCCTGGTTACAACGCCATTGTGAGGAGCACTGCTTTTGTCCGGAATAAATCCGGGTCCACGCAGATAACAGAGTAATACAGCAAAGCCCAGGCGATTCGCTGGCCGTCGGTGCTTATTAATGAGCGCAATATCCGGTTCGTTCAGAAAACACATTCGGGTCAGAATAATTTCATCATCTGGTATAACCAGTAAGCGTTCCTGCTCTTCACTGCTCAGTATCTGTCGCCGTGGCATAAATGCTTCCCTCGCGTATAGTTTTCATCTGTTATTTGTTCGCTGTGACCGAAACCGGTCGGTTTCGTACATCACTTACAGCACATGTCCGAAACTTAGCGAAATTAATTTCGGACACACGTTATAATTCGGACACCCATTTCGTACGGAAAGTTTCCCATGTCACGTGTTTTTGCCTACTGCAGGGTCTCAACTCTGGAACAGACCACAGAAAACCAGCGTCGTGAAATTGAAGCGGCAGGTTTTGCCATCAGATCCCAACGACTTATTGAGGAGCATATCAGTGGCTCGGTTGCTGCCAGCGAACGCCCCGGATTTATCCGGTTGCTAGATCGCATGGAAAATGGGGATGTACTGATTGTCACCAAACTTGACCGTCTGGGTCGTAATGCGATGGATATCCGAAAAACAGTAGAGCAACTGGCGGCTTTAGATATTCGCGTTCATTGTCTCGCACTCGGAGGCGTTGACTTGACCAGTCCGGCCGGAAAAATGACTATGCAGGTAATTTCTGCTGTAGCGGAGTTTGAGCGGGATTTGCTGCTTGAGCGAACGCATTCAGGTATTGCGAGGGCAAAAGCGGCTGGAAAACGCTTCGGTCGCCCTCCCTAGACTGGCCCCCTGAATCTCCAGACAACCAATATCACTTAAATAAGTGATAGTC